CAAACGTGGGTGGTATGCCTACAACACATCCAACAGGTATTGGATCAACTTCAAGTCTTAAGATCAAATCTTTCGATGATTATCAAAATAATTACGAAGATGCTACTACATATCGATTAGCTGCAAGAAACCCAGGCAGTTATGCAAACGGAATGAAGGTTGCATACATTGATGGTGCTGCAGATCAACAACTTCACGTTACACCTCATGTAGTAACAAATATCAGTGTTGGTATGGGTGTTACACAACCTATCAGTGGAACAATCGTTGGCCCAGGCACAACATCAACCGCAGACGGATATCTTCAAGGTATTGTTACTGGTATTGGTGCAAGTACAGTTGATGTCAAAGTTACCAATCGTGTTTCTGCTGCTGGAACAATTTTCCCAGTATCATACACAGAAGACGGAATCTTTGCATTTACAACAGGAACAAAGACAAGTAATACTTTACCTGGCCCTGGCGTTCTATTCTCAAGTAGTTCTTCAACTATTGCAAACCCTGACGCTGGTATTTCAACTTGTGCAACAGTCTTCCAAGTTGATGACTGGTATGATAATCAGTTCATTCAATTAAAGAATGGTGCATTAAAATGGGCAGAGATTGCTGAGAAACCAGGCACAAGTGGATATGCTGCTGCAAGACAAAGTACAAATGATGAACTTCACGTTGTTGTGATTGATGATACTGGAAAGATTTCTGGAGCAACAGGTGCAATTCTTGAGAAGTTTACATTCTTATCAAAGGCAGATGATGCAAAGAACTCCTTTGGAGATGCAATCTACTATAAAGATAAAATTTCTGAACAGTCTGACAACATCTTTGTTGGAATCGCAACTGGAAACGGAGACATCGCATCAGGATTTACAACTGCATTTACAAAAGTAAGTACAGCTCAAAATACTTGGAGTCAAGATGCACAAGATGTAAACTTTAACTTCGTAGGTAATAAACTCTATGAGTTACAAGGTGGTAAGGATTACTCTGGTGTAAGTACAGAAGGTGGTTTTGCAACATCTCTTGGAAACATAATCGGTGGTTATGAAATCTTTGAGAATGAAGCAGAGTATTCAGTTAACTTCTTACTTCAAGGCCCTGGCATCACAGGTAGTCAAGCAGAGTCACAAGCAAAAGCAAACAAATTAATTGCGATTGCAGAACAGAGAAAGGATTGTTTAGCAGTTATCTCTCCAAACAGAGAGACAGTTGTTAACGTTAACAGTGCGAAGACACAAACAACTAACGTTGTTCAGTTCTTTGATCCAATTACATCATCATCTTTCGCAGTTTTTGATTCTGGTTATAAGTATCAGTTTGATAGATTTAACAACAAATTCCAGTTTATGCCATTAAATGGTGATATCGCTGGATTGATGGCAAGAACATCTGAAGAACAGTTCCCTTGGTTCTCACCTGCTGGGCCTCAAAGAGGAAACATACTTAACACAGTTAAGTTAGCATTTAATCCAAATAAAGTTCAGAGAGATACTTTATATGTGAAGAGAATCAACCCAGTAATATTCCAACCTGGCGGTGGATTCCTCCTATTCGGTGATAAGACTGGACTTGCATTTGCATCTGCGTTCGATAGAATCAACGTTCGTCGTTTGTTCTTGAACCTAGAGGCAAGAATTGAAATTGCTGCAAGAACACAGTTATTTGAGTTTAACGACCCAATAACAAGAGCAAACTTCCGTAATATCGTTGAACCATTCCTTCGTGGAGTTCAATCTAAGAGAGGTATTACTGATTTCCTCGTCATTTGTGATGAGTCAAACAACACACCTGATGTGATTGATGCGAATGAATTCAAGGCAGATATCTTTATCAAGCCTGCTCGTTCTATTAACTTCATCGGTCTTACATTCGTTGCGACAAGAACAGGAGTTAGCTTCTCTGAAGTCGCTGGTCGAGTTTAATTAAAGTCCCACTAAATAACAAAAGGAGTTAAAAAAGAAAAATGGCAATTTTAGGCGAACCATTCGAGAAGAGATCCATCACTGCTTTCCGAGATAAGTTGATTGGTGGTGGTGCTAGACCCAATATGTTTGAGGTCAACATCGAACTTCCAGCGCAAATAGCACCAACGGGAGCAAATATTAAAGAGGATATGAGATTTTTGGTAAAAGCGGCTGAAATTCCAGCTGCTGTTATCGGAAATATTCCTGTTCCTTTTAGAGGTCGTGTTCTACCTGTTGCAGGGGATCGTACATTCAATCCTTGGACAGTAACTGTTATCAACGATGCACAATTTAACATCAGAGATGCAATGGAACAGTGGAGTAATTTAATTAATGACTTAGAGTTTGACGTTGGTGACATAAACCCATTTGATTATCAAACAAAAGCAGAAGTTTTTCAATTATCAAGACAATCTCAAGGATCTGGTGGACAATCATCTGGAAAAGGTGGAGAGATTATTCAAACTTTAAGAACATATAATTTTGAAGGAATCTATCCAACTGAAGTTAGTTCTATAGCTTTAGATTACGGCGCAACAGATCAGATTGAAGAATTCCAAGTTACATTCAACTACCTATTCTGGACAACAGACTTACCTGGCTTACCTAAAGGTGTTGAATCTGTATCAGCTGGTAACTAGTTGATTTATATCATAGTTTAGGATATAATATAAATACCAGTAAAGGTATAATTATACAATGGCACAACTTTTTGGTTTCTCGATTGATGATTCGTATAAGAAACCGTCACCATCAGTAGTCTCACCTGTCCCTAAAAATAATGAGGACGGTGCGGACTACTATTTGGCTTCTGGGTTTTATGGTCAATATCTTGATGTAGAGGGCGTATTTAAAACAGAATATGATTTAATTCGTAGATATCGTGAGATGGCACTTCATCCCGAAGTTGATTCTGCGATAGAAGATATATTGTGCGAAGCGATAGTTGCAGATCAAAATGATTCACCAATTCAAATTGATTTAGAAAATCTAAAAGTTGGAGATAAAGTTAAAGACATTATTCGTAATGAGTTCCAATATATTAAAGATATGTTGGATTTTGATAAAAAAGCACATGAGATATTTCGTAACTGGTATGTAGATGGAAGAATATATTACCATAAAGTCATAGATTTAGAAAAACCAGAAGAAGGAATTAAGGAACTTAGATATATTGATGCTCTTAAAATTAAATATGTAAGAGAACAGAAGAAAAAAGGTGGTGCAAACGCAATTCAATATACGCCAGGCAATAATCCAGGCGCCAATAATGATCCTTATAATGCAGATTTTGAAGGATTATCAGAATATTTTATATACACTCCACATTCTTATCAGAAAAATCAATATGGATCTGTTGCTGTTACAGGACAACAGAAGGATGCAGTTAAGTTTGCAAAGGATGCTGTCGCATATTGCACATCGGGATTAGTTGATCGTAATAAACAAACTGTTCTTTCTTATCTACAAAAATCAATCAAGGCACTTAATCAACTTCGCATGATTGAAGATAGTCTTGTAATTTATAGACTATCAAGAGCTCCAGAAAGAAGAATATTCTATATTGATGTTGGTAATTTACCAAAGGCAAAGGCAGAGCAATATCTTCGTGAAGTCATGGCAAGATATCGTAACAAACTAACTTACGATGCAAACACTGGTGAGATTCGTGATGATAAAAAATATATGTCTATGATGGAAGATTTCTGGCTACCAAGAAGAGAAGGTGGTCGTGGAACTGAGATTTCAACATTGCCTGGCGGACAAAACTTAGGAGAACTTACAGATGTAGAGTATTTCCAAAAGAAACTTTATCGTTCCTTGAATGTTCCTGAGTCTCGCATGGCAGATAATAGTGGATTTAGTCTAGGTCGTTCATCAGAAATATTAAGAGATGAACTTAAATTTACTAAGTTTGTTGGAAGAATGAGAAAAAGATTTAGTAATCTTTTCCATGACATACTCAAGACACAATTGATTCTTAAAAATGTGATAACTCCCGAAGAGTGGGAAACAATGAGTGATCATATTCAGTATGATTTCTTGTATGACAATCATTTTGCGGAACTTAAGGAAGCAGAATT